CGCCCCCTGCCCTAGTGGTGGGGGGACTTTTTTAACTTAATTAGGAGAACCAAATATGGCCGCCGCAACCGCAGTAACCTCACGCAGAGGTAATGACCAATTCAGGGGTTTGTTTTCAGACACTTGGTCGGTATCAGCAACCTTGAACGCATCATCTTTAGCAGATGGCGCAGGAGAGACAAACACGATAGCAGTCCCAGGCGTTAAGTTGGGTGATATTGTGATGAACATAAGCATGGGTGTAGATGTCTCTGGTATAACTATAACCCCTTATGTTTCAGCCGCAGATGTAGTATCGATTCGTTTCCAAAATGAATCAGGTGGTACATTGGATTTAGCAAGCACCACAGTAAAGTGCGTTGTTGCTAGACCTGTTTAATAAGATCGGGGGGCTTGTCCCCCCTTTCTTCATTAGGAATTTAAATGGCTTTGTTCAAATGTAAGCGTAGCGGAACTGTGGTTGAATTCACGGCGCAACATGACGTTGATGCAATGATGGAACACCATGAATATGATTTTGTGGATACTTCAGTCGTTGTTGAAGATGTTAAAGAAGATGGAACAAGGCACACAATCACGTTAAAGAAACCTATGGGTAGACCCCGTAAGGAACGAATATGAGTGATATTGATGCGAGAGATTTCGGCAGAATAGAAGCCCAAGTTGAGGCTCTGCAAGTCGAGGTTCACCAATTAGCCGCTGATGTCAAGTCTTTACTTGAGTTGGCAAACAAGTCCAAGGGTGGCTTTTGGATGGGCATGACCATAGCATCAATGGCTGGTGGATTTATCACCTTTATTGGTGGAAGGTTGCTCAAATGAAACAAGGAATGTTGTCTGGGAAAATGTGTCCTGTGGCAACTCAGGATGTTTCTACCAATCTGAAGAACAGAAACCATGCTTTTAAAGAGTATGGATATGGCCCTCCTAACCCAAATGACCCTAATCATGCGTTTTGGCTGAAGAAAGCCAGGATGTACAAAGCCCCTACCAAAGATATTATGGATATGCGTTGTGGCAACTGTGCCGCATTTATCCAGACTCCAAAGATGATGGAGTGCATCAAGGGTGGCTTAGAGGCAATGAATACTTCTGAAAAAGAGTTGTCCTACGATCAGCAGTTTATTGATGCGGCAAATCTAGGATTTTGTGAACTTTTCCACTTTACTTGTGCCGCCAAACGCACCTGTGATGCTTGGAAAGCGGGTGGCCCAATAACTAAGGAATGATGATGGCAACGGACAATAAATTTGTAGGAATGAACAATACGGCAGGTGAGTTTGTTGGGATGCTGTTCCTCGCTAGAGATATAGCCCACAGAATCCACCTAAAAACCCTATCTTTTGCCGAACACAATACTCTAAATGAGTTTTATGAGGCAATTATTCCGTTGGCAGATGACTTTGCCCAACAGTTTATGGGTCGTTATGCCATTCGTTTGGACATTCCTTATGTAAACAACAAATATAAAGGTACTGTTTCAGAAGTCTTGCGTCAGGAAATGGAATGGATTGAGGCAAACCGCCAACAGATCGTTCCTCGTACTGAGACTGCTTTGCAAAACAAGATTGATGAAATCGTTGCTTTATATCAAAACACCCTTTATCAACTTACCCTTCAGTAAGGAAAAACTATGAGTACCTTTCAATTAGACCCAAACCAAGTTGCTTTTGGCGTAGCAAGCAATGGCACGACTCAAGTGGCAACAGTCACTACAAGTAGCGTTCAGATGACCGCTTTTGGTACAAACACCACAATGATTCGTATTGCCTGTTCTCAAGGTCATTGCCACTATGCAATTGCTAGTAGCCCAACAGCAAGTATTACAACTTCAGCGATGATTCCACAAAATTGCGTGGAAATCGTCAAAGTCACGCCTGGTCAAAAGATCGCATTTATCAAAGATGCGACTATTACCACTTCAACTGTTTCTGTAACTGAACTTAACTAAGGAATTAGCATGAAGATGAAGTCCCCTGCCGCTAAAAAAGTGTCTAAAGTGATGAAAGAGTATGGTGCTGGTAAATTGCACTCAGGCTCTAAGAAAGGCCCTGTGGTCAAGTCACAAAAGCAAGCCGTTGCTATTGCCTTATCTGAGGCTGGCATGAGCAAACCAAAGAAGAAGAAAAGTGGCTACTAAGCAAGGACTCTATGCCAATATCCATGCTAAACAGGCAAGGATTAAGGCTGGCTCTGGCGAAAAGATGCGTAAGGTTGGTAGCAAAGGTGCGCCAACTAAACAAGACTTTATTCAATCTGCTAAAACAGCGAAAAAACCAAAAAAGGTGAAGTGATGAAAACTCCCGCTTGGCAACGCTCCGAAGGTAAAAACCCTAAAGGAGGGTTGAACGCCAAGGGCAGAGCATCATATAATGCGACAACTGGTGGAGACTTAAAAGCACCAGTTAAATCAGGGGATAATCCCCGTAGAGCAAGTTTCTTGGCTCGAATGGCTGGTAATGCTGGCCCTGAGTACAAGAATGGTGAACCGACAAGACTGCTTCTTTCTCTAAAAGCATGGGGGGCTTCCTCCAAGGCTGACGCAAAGGCAAAAGCAAAAGCGATTTCTGCGAGAAATAAAGGGAAGAAGTAATGGCATTACCTACCTACTTAGATTTGGTTAACGATGTTTTGGTTCGTATGCGTGAACCACAAGTATCTACTGTTTCCGAAAATACAGTTTCTACACTTGTTGGAAAATACGTTAATGATGCCAAGCGTCAAGTCTCTGATGCTTATGATTGGGATGCTTTCAATACCCCAATTACTGTAAACACGATTGCTAATACAACTGGCCCGTATAGCATTACGGGTGCTGGAGTTCGTTATAAGACTATGGATGTGATTAACACCACTAGTTTTTATGAGTTATCACCTTTGTCTCATGCTAATTACGATTCGTTCTACTACACAACGCCAACTCCTACAAAGGGGTTGCCGATGTACTACTCTATTAAGGGTGTAGATACAAATGGCGATATTAAAGTCAATTTTTGGCCTGTTCCTGATGCTGTATATGCCATCCGTTTCAGCCTGATTGTTCCTGAAGCAGACTTTACAACAGACATATCTACGACTTTATTGGCAAAAGAACCCATTGTTTTGGGTGCATTTGCTCGTGCTTTGATAGAGCGTGGAGAGGATGGTGGTTTAAACAGTTCAGAAGCATTTGCTATGTACAAGTCTTGTATGTCTGATCTGATAGCGTTAGAGTTGGCTAGATCGCCTGAAAACGACACATTTGAGGCTGTTTAATGTCTCAACCGATTCAATCTTTTGCAATTACAGCCCCAGGCTTCTACGGCCTCAATACCCAAGACTCGTCTTTGGATTTGGCTAGTGGTTTTGCATTGGTTGCCAACAATTGCGTGATTGACCAATATGGTCGTGTTGGTGCTAGAAAAGGTTGGACAAAGGTTAATTCTGCAACGAATTCTGACTTGTCTACGAACGATATTACCTCGATTGGAGAAGTTGTAACTTCAGCCGCAGTTTCGTACACAATTTGCGCTGGAAACAATAAATTATTCAAATTAAGTAGTTCTTCCTTGGTTACTTTGACCTATGGGGGAGGGGGTACTGCCCCGACCATTACTGCAAGCAATTGGCAGATGGTTTCTTTGGCTGGCGCACTCTATTTATTCCAGTCAGGGCATGATCCTTTAGTCTTTGATCCTAGTCTGTCTACAACGACTTATAGACGCATTAGCGAGTTGACAGGCTATGCAGGTACTGCTCAGTTGGCAAACACGGCTCTAAGCGCCTATGGAAGGCTTTGGACAGCAGATGTATCGTCAGACAAGTTAACTGTTCAATGGTGCGATACCAAATTGGCAAATAAATGGAATTCAGGTACTGCTGGTACTTTGGATACAACTACTGTTTGGCCTAGAGGTGGTGATGTAATTGTTGCTTTGGGAGCGCATAACGGCTTTTTGTTTATCTTTGGTAAGAACAATATCTTGGTTTACAAAGATGCAACTACTCCATCTACGATGACTTTACAGGATGTCATTACAGGAATTGGCTGTGTAGAGCGTGATTCTTTGGCTTATACGGGTACAGACCTAATTTTCTTGTCTGCAACAGGTGTGCGTAGTGCCTTGAGGACTGTTCAAGAAAAGTCTATGCCATTGCGTGATTTGTCTAAGAATGTCCGTAATGACTTGATGACTGCTTACTCAAATGAAACAAGTGGCACTATTAAATGCGCTTACTCTGCTACTGAGGCTTTCTATCTATTAACTTTACCTGCTATAAAGCAAGTGTATTGTTTTGATTTGAAAGCACAACTGCAAGATGGGGCGGCAAGGGTTACTACATGGGATTCTATACAGCCAAAATCACTATTGGTTAAACAAGATGGAACGCTTTATCTTGGTAAATCAGGCTATCTTGCTACCTATTCTGGTTATAACGATGATACAGCAACATATCGTTTTCAGTATTACACAAACCATACTGATCTTGGTGCGCAATCTGTTACATCAATTCTAAAGCGTTTGTCTATTGTTGTTATTGGTGGAAATAACCAGTATGTAACGATGAAATGGGCTTATGACTTTACGGGTAACTTTTACTCACAGAATGTATCAATTGGTGCTAATAACATTGCATATTATGGGGTGTCTGAATACAATATTGCTGAGTATTCCAATGGTATTGCCATGAGTACATTGAAGTGTTATCCAACAGGTTCTGGAAAAGTGATTCAGACAGGATATGAAGCAGATATAAATGGTTCAGCGTTAAGTGTGCAAAAAATAGAAATTCAAGCCAAGAATGGCAAGATTTTGTAAGGAAAGAACATGAGTAATTACACGAAAAGTACAAACTTTGCATCTAAGGATTCGTTGCCAACAGGCAATGCTTCAAAGATTGTCAAGGGTACTGAGATCAATACTGAGTTTGACAACATTGCTACTGCGGTTGCAACAAAGGCTGATTCAACATCTCCTACATTAGTAACTCCTGCTCTTGGTACTCCATCTTCAGGTGTGATGACCAATGTCACAGGATTACCTTTGACTACTGGTGTTACTGGTACTTTGCCTATTGCTAATGGTGGTACGGGTGCAACCACATTGGCTGGTGCTTCTATTGCCACTTATACAGGCACAGAAACGCTGACAAACAAGACTTTAACTGCTCCTGTAATCAGCACAATTTCTAATACTGGTACTTTGACACTACCAACATCGACAGATACGTTAGTTGGTAGAACAACAACAGATACTCTGACAAACAAAACTCTAACTACTCCAGTTATCAGTTCACTTTCATCTGCATCTGCTACTGCGCTAACTTTGCAATCTGCTGGCACTACTGCGATTACTGTTGATGCTTCACAGAATGTGGGGATTGGTACTACTTCGCCAAGCAGTTATGGTGCTTTTGTTGTTCGTAAAGCCAATACAGCACAAGGCGTAACAAACTCATCAGCCCAATTTTCAGATGCTGTAAATAGTGCGCTTTTTATTGGGCATACATCAGGTGCGGCAAACCTTATAACTGAAAGTAGCAACATTACTTTTGGGTTTACAAATGGTTCTGCAACAACAGAGCGTATGCGTATCAACACTAGTGGTAATGTGATACTAGGGTCAAATACAAGCACAACTGCAAACAATGTATTAAATCTTTGGAGTCCAACTTCTACGCTCAACGGCATTTATATGCAAAAGAATGGGCAAGTTGAAGTCCAAATGGGATTTAAAGCAAGTACTAATACAGATTTTTACATTGGTACAGGTAGTACTACTATGGGAACTTATGGTGTCTATTTGGCAAATACTGGAAACAGTTGGACTTCTGTATCTGATGAACGCCAAAAAGACATTATTGAGCCAATTCAAAATGGATTGACAAAAGTAAATGCGCTTAGAGCCGTTATTGGTAAGTACAAACATGATGCAGATGGTGTCAGGCGTTCGTTTTTAATTGCTCAAGATGTTCAAGCGGTATTACCAGAAGCAGTTAAAGTTCAAGATGATGAAGAAGCCATACTTGGATTGTCTTATACAGACACTATCCCATTGCTTGTTGCCGCCATTAAAGAACTCAAATCACATAATGACGCACTAACCGCCCGTGTGGTGGCTTTGGAAGCCAAATAAATTGGAATAACTATGAAAGCATCAGAAATCATCAAAGCAGATGCGGTCAATCGAAGGGTTGATCCAAATAAAGCCTTACAAACCATTGGTGCATTGGTTAAGGCTAAGACTGCTGTTCTGATGCAAGAAAACGACTCTGTATTGTTAGTCAAAAAGATTGGCGATACATCAGCAGAGATTCATTTGTTTACCAAAGATAAACCTAATACCTTGGCAAAATCAGTTATTGGTTTTGTTAGAAAAGGTAGAGCATTAGGAATTAAAACTGTTTATGGCATGGCAGATAACCCACAGATTGTTGATTTAATGAAACGAATTGGCATGAAAGTAGAAGCATCTGATTTGCCAAATTACAACTGGAAAGCACAGATATGAGAAATAGTCTTGCTTTATTAGGAATTCCAGACCTCCCAATTCATGCGTTTCGCCATGTGGGAGATAGGAAAATTCGCCCTGAAGGTGGTGTATCTAGCGTTGTAGAAAGCGTTTCTGATACTGTAAGCAATGCGGTAAGTAGCGTTTCAGATGCTTTGGCTACTGTTGACGATACAGTAAATAGTGCTGTGCCAGGCGGTTGGGCTACTGTTGCCTCTGTTGCAGTACCTGTTGCCGCACCTTACATCCAAGCGGCTAATGTATTAGACAAAGGCGGTACTCCTGAAGATGTCCTAAAGAACTATGCTTTTTCACAAATTGGTGGTGAAGTAGGTGGACAAGTTGCGGGTGAAACTGGTTCTGCATTAGCAGGTAAGGTTGCTGGTGGAACTACGGCAGGATTATTGAGTGGTGCAACGCCAGAGCAAGCATTAACTGGTGGGGCTATAAGTGCAGTCTCACCAACAGGTTTATTAAGTCAAGCGACATCGGGAACAACACCGACAACGCAAGGAACAACGGGAGCGACAAATATGGCAGATATCTATGATTATGGTAATACTCCAACGGATATTACTGGTGGCATGGGCAATTACGATACAGGAACTGCTCCTTATACACAGGCTCAGATTGATGCTTTAACACCACAAACCTATGTAGGAACTGGTGGTGCTAATCCTCAATTGGACAATATGATTAAGTCAATGTTGGCGGCTGGTGGTACTGCGGCGGCTACTGCTAAGAACTTCCTTGCTCAAAACCCTAATCTAATACAAGGTGGATTGGGAACTACCGGTAACTTAATTCAATTGCAAGCGGATAGAGAAGCGGCACAGCAAGCACAAGCAAGAATAGGTCAGGCAACACAACAAGCGGTTTCTGGTTCACAGTTCCGTCCAGTAGGCGTTACCACACGTTTTGGCTCATCAAACTTCCAAATTGACCCTGCTACTGGTCAGTTGGTAAGTGCTGGTTATACGGCATCGCCTGAGATTACTTCTGCTCAAAACAAACTATTGGGATTGGGGGCTAGTTATTTAGCACAGACACCACAAGATGTGGCTCAGAAATATATGCAAGATCAACTTGCATTACTTGCTCCTAGTCGTGAACAGCAATCTGCTAACCTGATAAATCAATTACAAAACACAGGAAGAACAGGGTTGTCTGTTGCTCAAGGCGGTGGTTTATTGGCGGCTAATCCTGAAATGGCGGCTTTGGCTAATGCTAGATCGTTGCAAGACCTTCAATTGGCGGCAAATGCTACCCAGGCTGGTCAACAAAATGTATTATTTGGAACAGGTTTGTTTGGTCAGGCTGGCAACTTAGAGAACATGGCACAACAACCATTTACCTTGGGTACTGGTTTGGGAACTTCTGTCTCTAATGCAGGCGCAAGGGCTGGGCAACTTGGTATACAAGGAAATGTATATGGAAATGCCATAGGCTTGTCTTCTGCTAATACTACCAATCCGTTTGCAACAGTTCTTGGTGGATTGTCAAGCCCAACATCGACATTGGGTACTGGATTGGCTAACTGGTTGACTTCTTCTGCACCAACAACGGGCGGTATAACAAGCCAAGGCATGATGTCGCCAACAGTTGATGCTTATGGCAATTATGTGCCATTAGGCTATGCAAATTATTAAGGAGTAATTATGGCAATAGATATCGTGGGTGGATTGTTTGGTATTACTCCTCAATCGTATGAAAGACAGCAATACGAACAATCATTAAGAGAAGGACAATCTTTTGGAACTCCTCAAGGTCTTTATGCTTCTGCCGCACAACTAGGTCGTGGTATTAGTGGAGTTATGGGAGCACAAGACCCACAGTTACGTTTGATAAGTGCAAGAAATGCAGTAATTCAAGGTATTGATTTAAACGATTCAGACGCACTACAAGCGGCATCTGGAAGACTTGCTCAAATCGGTGATATGCAAGGTGCTTATGGTTTGGCTGAGTTAGCCCAAAAACGTGCTGAGTCTCAGGCAACTATTGGTTTGCGTGAAGCACAGGCTAAGAAAGCCAATGAATATCAGATGGCAACCACATCATCTGAGCGTAATCGCAAGTTAATTTCTGAAGCAGATGTGGCTTTGCAAGAAGGAAGACCATTAACAGCATCACAAGAAAGTGCCTTGCGTTATCAAGTTGCTCAAGAACTGAAGCCAAAGGTATTC